GCGTTGAAGGTCGGCATGGTTGCAATCGCACCAGTAAGACCAGTCGTGAAGATTGAGATGACCTCATCGGGAAGAGGGAGTCGAGGGTCGACGCCCATGGACCCGTAAAGGATGGTCTCGAGATCCTCAAGATCACCAGCATCAACCAAGGTCGAATCGATGGTGACGATGGACGTCGAGCGCATGTCGGTGACCCCAACCGGTGTGGTCGTGATCTCCCAGCTGAAGGTGATGGCCTCCGGCGAGTCGTTGATGGTGTTGTACGCCTTCTCGGACGGAGAAGCGCTGGCGCCGTAAATGAGGTGGATCTTGTACCCAAAGTCCTCACCATCGACATCGTTGCCCTTCTTGGTCCGGTAGCTCAGACCAAAGGTCTTTCGAGCCTGCTGACCAACAGCAACACCAGCAACCGGAACCACAAGACCATCATACTCGAGGAACTCATCCGGAAAAGTGAAAGCTTCAAGCGTCGCACCAAACTCCTCAGCAGAGTAAAGGTTGAGATACTTGATATTGTCTGCGTACATCGGGTTGGCTTCAGCGCCAGAAGGAGACTCGGTAATAGTCGTAAGACCATTCCAAGCGAAACCGTTAGTGTAAGCACCGGCTCCATCTCGCGTGTACAGGACGCCGTGGTCAACGCCCGTTTCATACGTGCGATCACCGACCCCGTCCCAACTAAGTGCAGTCATGTCTTCTCCTTAGAAGAAAAGTTTGTAAACGTCATGGTTTAGGCCATCGGCCGCATAGAAGCGATCAAAGACACATGTCGGCAATTCAGCTACCTTAGCCGGAATGAGACTATCTGGGTCTCGATCGATGACGGTAACCAAATAACGCTTCTTTTGTGAGTACGGCAAGTTGTCGGCGAACTCGGTATTTACATCATCACGTTTGTAGAGGATGCAAGGATATTCCATTCCTTTGCTTGGTGGTGCCTGAAAGTAAACCTTTACGACGCCAGGAATAGCAACCAACAGTTCCTGCAAGTCCATTCTAGGTTTCGTCATGAATCATCTACTTCCGGAAGCGGTCCGTTGTAGATCTCACCAAGACTCAACACCATGCGTGGACCTTGTTCAGCCTCGACATTTGTAACTCGCCAAGGTTGCCCCTGCCACATAACATACTTGATGTTGAAGAAATGTTGGTTCGCGTATTCATCAGCAACGATCCGGATTGAGTTACCAACTGAAATATCATCATTGACCTTTTCGGCCCCATCCAACTTTCGAGTACTTTTGATAACATCGCCATAATAAAAATGCTCGACGATGTCATCTACCCAAATGCCAGAATCAGTTGGATTCTCAACTGAGACACCATAACCAACATTACCTGCAAACTTGGTCATGGTTATCTCCTAGTTGCTTCAGCTCGACTCGCGAGTGAAGGACCAGGTGTCGTCCTCGCTGTTGTCAAACGCGTACGAACCACCGGACGGAACTGCGTGGATGGTGACGGTCTCGCCAGCACCGATGGCGGCCTGAGCTCCAGCGCTGAGGGTGTCATCTTCCGCATCCTTGTAGACGACGCCCGTCTGGGTCGGGATGGTCACAACGCCGGTGTTCGAGTTGAACGTAGGCGAAGTCGGGGTCAGGAGGGTGACCGAGCCAGCAACACGCTTGACCACAATCGCGGACTTCAGCTTCACGAGGGCGCCGGAGCACCGGGTCTCGATCAGGTAGAGGTACTTGTTGTAGTCGATGTTGAAGTCGTCGAACATCGAAACCTGACCACCGCGGTCAGCGCCCAGAACGTAGTCGATCGGGTTGCAGATGATCGCAACCAGGTCGTCGTACTCTTCCATGGCCTCGACAGCGACGATCTCCTTGACGCGCAGCTCGGTGGCGAGCTCCTCGAGGGACCGGTAGATACGACGGCCGGTCGTATCCTTGAGCAGCATGAACAGGGCGATGTAGGTCTCAGTGGTGAACATCGTCGGGAGACCCGAGCCGCGGAGGTGCTTGCGGTTCATGATCAGCTTGTCGACGATCTCACCAGCCTGAGACGAAGCGTCATCCAGGTTCACATTCACCGTGGTGGTGTAGAGCTCGTGATCATTGGCGATCGGACGGATCGACTGCTCGTTGATCTTGTCCTCATGCGAAATGTCCCGGCCGTCACCCATGAGGATGGCACGCGCGAGCTCCTCATCGAGCATAACTCGCATCTCACCCTTGAGCCACGCAACAACATCGAAGTCAGTGATGTCGACCATGTCGTCACGGTCAAGCTTCTGCTTCTTGTAGATGGTGGTCGGAAGGGTCACTCGGGCCAGGACCGGAATGAACTCTTCCTTCTTGAGCGAGCCCTTGACATAACCCTTGGCACGAGCATCCTCGTATGTGAGGTCCGCCGAGATGGTCTTGATGCGCGAGAACGGGTTCTTGCGAACGCCCTCGAGCACGACGTTGACCCACTCAGTCCGACGCTTGCGGAACTCGGGAACGTCAGTGATCGTCTTGGCCTCGGGGAAGAGGGTGCTGATGTCGGTGATGCCATGAGCAAGAGCAAAATTCTCAGCAGCCTTCTTGAGCGAGCCGATGTCCTCGGCGCTCTCGAGGATGCCGTGGTAAAGCTCGGCAGTCATGTCGTCGTGGCACAGAACGTCACCCATTTTATTCCCGTCCTTGTCGTTGTCTTCGAAAGCGTTGTGCTGGATCTTACCCATATCGGTATCTTCCTCTTCCTTGCCGAGCTGATCGGCGTCGTTGTTGATATCTGAATGCTCAGCCGTAGCCTCTGCGACAGCCGCTTCAGCGGCTTGGTTCATCATGTAAAGCATGACACCCTTTTCGGTGTCAGACATGCCGTCGATGATTTCGTCGATCATCGGGGGCTCGTCGCCTTCCGCGTGCTCAACATTATCATCCGCGTTCCCATCAGCATCAGCGTCAGAGTCAGCATCGGTATCAGCATCGGCGTCGTCATCAGCGTTTCCATCGGAATTCGCGTCAGGGTCAACGTCAGCATCGCCATCGGTATCTGTGTCAGCATCGGCGTCTCCGCCTTCTGCATCATCAGAAAAGGCCGGATCCTGGTCTCCAGCCCCATCTTCGGAGTGAATGAGTGCAAGTCCGGTGTGGATGATTGCCTCACCTTCAAGCTCCTCTCCACCGAAGTCGTGCGCAATCGACAGTGTATCAATCAACGCACCAGGATTAGCTCCCGAAAGAACGAGACTGACCTCACGAATGGAACCGTGGAGGACCTTCTTCGACCTCTCGATGAGTTTGTTGGCCCAGATCGACAACATGTTGATGTCACGATGCTGAACCAAACGCTTTGCGTGCTTAGCAGGACCCGTGTCATTGAAGAAGGCCTCGCAATAGACACCTTCATCGCGGTTCTGCAGGCGCACATGCCCGAGAACATTCTCCGGGCTATTATGACCATGCTGCCAAACCAGAGGCACCACAGTATCGTCCTGGTCCCGGAATGCACCGGGCATGATGGTACGACCGTCTGAACATTCGAGTCCATTCTTAGTCGCCCAACCAGCAAAATCTGGTTTCATGTCATTATCCTTTCGAACTATCGAGGTTTCTTGTTGGGGGTGGCTTTGATGGCCTCGAAACTTGAATCGAGCTCAGCCTCGTACTTAGCCTTTAGTCCAGCCATTCCGGTTTCATACTTCTTTCGGGCGGCTTCAATCTTGCCTTTGACATCGGAAACTAACTGCTGTTTGTTTGCATCCGATGCTGCTTTGTTTGCATCCGATGCTGCTTTGTTTGCATCCGATGCTGCTTTGTAGTTACTCTCGCGAGTGTTCATGTTGTTAGAAAGATCGGTCAAATCTCTCTGACCGTCAGTTTGAACCTTCTCCATACGAGCATTCATCACATTGGAGAGATCTATCATTGACTGCTTACCAGCATCACGAATTTTAGCAATTTCTTCACGTCGCTTCAAGACAAGTTTGGCAGTAACAGCCTTACTAAGGCCTTTCGGGATCGCCGGCAATGCCTCAAGTTTTGCTTCGACATCTTTTTGAATCTTTTCTCGTTGTGCTTCGGC